GGCATAGAAATAGCAGGAGTATTGCCACCACTTGAAACTACTGGACTTGTACCAGTAACGCTAGTGACAGTACCACCGCTAGATGGGCTTGTATTGGTAATAGTAAAGTTAGGGTAAGTACCACTGGTTGAAATCCCAGTACCTGCTGTTAAAACTACTGTTTGGTCAGGTGCGGTATTTGTAATGTTTAAAGTACCGCTAGTCGTGATAGGGCTGCCAGTTACAGAAATGCCTGTTCCAGCAGTTGCCGCTACAGAAGTAACCGTTCCTGAACCATTGGTAGACCAAGTAGTGTTAGTTCCGTCAGTTGTTAAAACTTTGCCTGTATTTCCTGTTTGACTAGGGGCAAGGGCATTAAAAGCGTCATTTGCGGTAGCCTGCCCCGTACCACCATTGGCAATAGGAATAGTTCCTGTTAGCGTGTGGTCAGCATTCCAATCACTAGGGCGTACTAAACTTGTGTCTACATCGTCAGGGATTGTGCTGACTTTACTGTGTTTTACGGTAATAGCCATTATTGAACCCCAGCAATTTTACCGTCAGGGCCACGAATTACAGTTTTAGGTTGGCTAAGTTTATCAAGCAAGGTTGCCAGCATTTGTGCTAACTGCTGGTTGCTTAACTGCATATTCTCAATTGCAGGTTGTAATGGGTGGTTTTTCATGTCGGAATATCCTAATTGGTCTTGCAAAATGTTAGCCATGTTTACATTGTCAGCATAAGCTATTTCGCCTGTGTCTAAACCTGAAGAAATACGAGTTGTTTCAATTTTAGCGGCATTGTTTAAGTAAGCAAGCAACAATTCTTTATTGTTAGAAGTGTCCATTTTAGTCTGTTCAAGCTGCATTTCCATTTGCATTTGCTCACGGTTACGCTGTTCTTCCAGTTGGAATTTAAGCTGGTTTTCTTGTGCCTGATACTCTTGCTTGGCTTTCTCGAGTTCCATCTGCATCTGCATCTTTTGTTGTTCAAACTGCATATCTTGCTGGGCTTTAGCTTGATCGTGCTGCATTTTAGCTTGCTCAATCTGCATTTGCATCTGCATTTTTTGTTGTTCAGGACTTGGCGGTTTGGGTTGCCCTTCTGACGCTTTCATCTGCTGACGGAACTTATCGGCTGTTTCATCAATCATGCCTTCTAATCCTTTGCCAGCTTTAAACGCTGTAACGCCAAATTTGAGCATTTCAATCAGCATTGGTGTCAATTCAGGGCTTGCAGTAGCGGCAGGTAAGGCTTGACTTAGGAATCCACTTACCGCACTCAAAAACTCCATGCGGTCTTGTTTCTCTTGCTGTTCATCCTGATAAATCATGGAATCTGTAGTCACTTCAATACGGAAGTTCTTAGCAGGTTCATCTTTCAGAAGTTGCAAGGCTTGAGGGATAAGTTGTTGATCTTGTGGGCTTAATTGCATTGCACCGCTGATCTTAACAATAGTATCGTCAGTAAAATGCTGACATATAATTTGGGCTTTTATCTGTAGTAATGCGGTAGCAAAGTTCACTACATCGTGTTGCATTGTCTTTAAACGCCCTGAAGCGTTGTTTGACTTAATAATCTGTGCGCCCAATGTTTCGTTAGGATCACTTTGACCACGCTGAATGTCAGCAATACCCATGATTTCGTAGATTTGACCCTTAACCTGCTCCATAGCCTGATAAGCCATGTTTAGACCTTCGGCAATTGGTTTAATGTCTACAAGGTTAATAGCCCCAACAAGTCCACCTTTTTCGCTAAACGCACCGTAATTCTTAACAGGTAGCAAGGAATTGTTTTCACCTTCTGTAAACAGACGGGCTAGGGATGGCTCAGAAGCGTCATACACGCCCCGAACTTTGAGTGCTTGAATGAATCCATCAATACGGTCTGCCAGCGTGTCTAGCTGTCTTGCTTGGTCTTGGTAGAGTACAAAGTCAGGTACAGGAATCAGACTGTCAGTTGTCAGGGTAGAAAACATCGGTTTAGGGCAAGGCCAAAAGTTTTCCAATTGCAACGGGTCGGCACGGGTATCTAAAATCTTACCTAGTGATTTGTTTAACCAAATTACCTCACCCGTGGTCTTATCCCAAATCTCGTACACAACGGCTTCAGATGAACCTTCGCCCATCTTTTCGTTGAATGTTCTAGATGATTCGGGTCTTGTATCAAGGGGAATCCTACCGCCCAGTTCTTCGCCAAAGCGTTCAACAAGGGCAGGTCTACCCATGTAAACCTTACGCCAACACGCTGTTACTTCTTCCCATGTACGGGCAACGGTTAAGCCAAAGTCACGCCAATGGACATAATCTACTGGGGCGCATTCGTACTCAATGCGTTCTTGATTTTCTTTGTGTATACCGCCTTCGGTTTCTGCTTCATCAATATCTTCTGTAATCTGTAAGCCATCTTCCGCTTCAGGATTCGGCTCATTTTCTGAGTCGCTTCCGACAATATGCGGCTCATAACGAACCCATGCCGTACCACGCCCACCTAGTAAGCGGTCTTGTACAGTCTGTTTCATAGCACTAGCGTAGTCACCATAGTGCTCAATCTCGTACTCTAATGCTCGCTCTAACATCATTGACGCTACACGACCAATAGGGTCATTGTCCCTAAATCTGCGGCTTACATCAGGTCTTGGAAGTCTTGCAAATACTGCTGGGGTGATAGTCTGAACATTAGACCAAAGGATATTGAACTTGGCTTGTGGATTGTTTCTACTGCGTGAATCATCACGGTAACGCTTAACAATCTTGTCTGCTCGCATTTCCCATTCTTTAAATGTACGCTCGTACTGGGCGATGCAGTTGTACCAATCTTCGTATGTGTGATCCATCTTTATATCCTGCGGTGGGTAATTTTAGGGGTTTCTTTCCACATTTCGTTCAGCGTTACTTCTGTCTGACCGACATGAAGTCCTTTAATGCGGTTATCTTTGAGAATAGGGCTGTCTTCATCTTTCCATACAATACTGAGATAGCGGAACGCATCGGCAGAGTGGCTTGTCCAATCATGTTTTGGGCGATCCCTAAATACTTTTTTATCATCATCCCACTCTCGTTGATATTGTCGTAAACACTCAATGCCTTCTTCGCATCTATTATCAAACCAACAGCGAGTTAATGCAAGTCGTGTTGCTTGTATTCCGTCCTGAATTGACAAGTTTGGAACAATTTTTAGATGTTTTAAGTCAATTTTTGCAGAAATTTGTTCAATTATGCTCTTACCACCGCTTGCCAATGTTTTTGCCCGTGCGTCATGAGGCAGGTAATGGAAGCCATATTTGTAGCCAAACTCATCTTCTTTTTGGGCTATTAAACCTGTGTAATAAGGGATAGCTTGGCCGTTAGATGAATGGTGATCTAGTACCCGTATCTCACCATATACCACCTGAAACCACCAAATACTTGTGCTGTCATTAAATCCCAAGTCCCAAGCAGTATGGCAAGGGAACATTGGGTCATAGTCCACAGTAGTAATACGCTCCATATCTGTGATCCTACGCATTTCCTGACCGTAGAACGCACCAAGGATGGCAGCTTCAAAGGAGCATAGGAACTCTTGTTCGTACTGATTGTCAGACATAGTAGCCCTTGCATCATCTAATTCAGATTGTGGCAAAAGCATGGTTTGATCTGCCCGTAGGACTTTTACATACCAATTAGGTTTTTTAGTGGCTTCATTGTATATGTCATAGAAGGCGTTGTGGCCCTTCGGAGTCCCAATGAATGTAGCCCAGCCAAGCCTGTCAGCCAATAATGGACGGATAATTTCACCCCATACAGAAGGTTTCATATCAGCCATTTCGTCCATTACTACGCCATCTAGGAAGTTTCCACGCAAAGCGTCAGGGTTATCTGCACCAAATAGCCTAATTCTCGCCCCGTTAACTAATTCAACCCATAGTTCGGATTGGTTGGCTTTAGCTAATACTGGCTCTGAAAATCGTTCCAAATATCTCCAAGCTACTGATTTGGCTTGGGAATAAAAAGGGGCGATGTATGCGTATTGGGCGTGTTTTTTGTTTTCAAGCAGGGCTTTAACTATTAGGTCGTTTATACAGGCCACAGTCTTACCACAACGCCTGTGGGCCACGATTACTGCCCAGCGTTGCTCACGGTCATGGAAATCCTCAAAAACGCTTCTAGGGCGGTATTTAAGCTTTATATCGCTATTCATCTGCCCAAGAAATTCTTAAATCACCACCGTTACTACCCGTAACCTCATTAACTTGGGTTTCTTTCCATCTAGCCCGTGTTTTTAGCCAAAAGATGGCGGCTGCTGTATTGCCCTTCTTGGCTTGATTAAACAAAGTGCCAGCAATAGCTGAGTTAGCATCTATACGCCCTTCGTCTAGTTCATCTTGGTAATACTTAACCAGCGTGTCAGCACTAATTTTTAAGCGTGTAGCTATATCTTCATGAGGACAGCCTAAAGCAGATAGGCGTTTTACCTGTTCTCTGCTTTCTTTTGTAGGTTTATGTGGGGGTCTGCCTTTTTCAGCCATTTTTATAACTCCGATTTAATCCCAATAATTGTTGAATGCTTTTAAAGGATAGAACACCAAGCTATTCCTATAACCACCCTCTGCGGTTGGTCTGATAGGCGTAACCCCGTGAACATTTCTCCAAGCAGGATAAACCAGCATAGAGTTATCCCTACTATCTACCGTAGCCCCGTAATCAGGAACGGTTGTATTACCACCTTTAGCATTAACCTTTTTAGCAATAATGACATTAACGCATCCTTCAAGATTGCCTGCATCTCTATGGAATGGGGCAGGAATGTTAAAGTTGCTAATGCTTGAAGTAAATAATTCACCAAATCTGAACTGGGGCGGTACTTTTTCGCTAATGATTCGTTTTTGCTGTTCATATATCTCAGGCGTGATCTCTTGTATTAGCTTTTCTGACTCTTTACATAGCATAAACATAGCTTTGATAAAGGTTTGAGCAGTCTTTACTTGATGAACGCTTGAAATTGCAGGGTATGGGCGTTTCATATGCGGTTTTGGTGGGCAGCTTCCTAATATGGTGCTGTATTGCTTGACCTCAAATTGACTATCTCTAAGGCCACTAGAACGCCTCATTTCACTTTTAGGCACTCGATCACTCAATAGTTCAGCGTTGGCTACATCCGCAAGCTGTTTAAGCCTGCCTGTAATCTCTTTGATGTAAAAGCCTACCGCTACCCCGTCAGACATAAAAAGCGTATCTTCAGTAACAGTCGGCTCTATATCACCGCATATATCACCGATCTTTACGCTATGCTCTAATTTGATTAGTTCAACTGTTTTCATTGTGTGCAATAAACATTAGTGCAGGCAGGAAACCATGACTTTTGCCATGTATCGTAGTCACGGCTGACAAATTTACCAGTATTGCCTACGGGGGCTACCTTGTAATCTTTTTGCAATTTTTCAACAATTGCCCAAAATCTAGGCAAACTAGGGTCAATGTCAAAACTCCATTCAAACACTAACTTATTAAATATATGGGAATAATTCTCAAGGATAAGCATTTCAGCCCCTTCAATGTCCATTTTGCATGAATTGAATTTTTTAGCCTCTTCATTAAAATTTAAACAGGGAACTACGATACCTTTGTTGTTCCATTTTTTAACGATGGAATTACGCCATACATTGTTGTTGTTACCAATAAATAAAATAATCTCTTTAATGTCGTTATGAACTAATGCGGCTTGCTTTACGGTTGCTTTAAAACCGTTCAGTTTCAAATTCTTTTCCAGCATTTCGCAATTGAACGGGTCAGGCTCGTATACGGTCACATTAGCCCCTTTTGAGCAAGCTAGCAGGGTAAAAGCCCCTACATTGCCACCGCAATCCATCCAGTTCTCATCAGGCAGGATTTTAAAACCTTTCTTTTGGTAAGTATCGTTGCCGATCACTTCCTCAAAAGTCTTTTGGTCTGAAAAGCCTTCACGATAATAGTATTTAATACCTTTGGATTCGCCTAGCTTGAGAATCATAACTTACTCTTTTCAGCCTTCAAGTAATTCACCAGCATCATTCCTACATAGGCTTTTTCATCACGCCAAAATTTGACTAATTCAAAGGCTTCATCGTAATGTTCAGGCTCAAATTCAATCTGAATAGCTTTTCTTACGCCATTTGCCATATCCGATAGTTGTTTACTAACATCCTCATCATCAAGGATTGAATAATCAACTTCAGTAAAATTTAATTCAGATATATCAAAACCTAAAAGATCAATATCAAAGTTTTCTTCCTGTAAATCGGTGATTTCAAGTTTTAATAGTTCGTTATCCCAGCCAGCGTTGAGGGCCAGTTTGTTGTCTGCAATAATGTAAGCCTTCTTTTGGCTTTTTGTCATGTCTGAGCAGTCTATTGCAGGTATTTTGTCTAAACCTAGCTTTTGAGCGGCTAACAATCTGCCATGACCAGCTACGATGCCAACCCCATCTACGAGGATTGGGTTGCGAAAACCAAACTCTTTAATGCTGGCAGCAATTTGAGCCACCTGTTCAGGGCTGTGCGTTCTGCTGTTATTGGCGTAAGGAATTAGCTTATCTACAGCGACTTCTTTTATTTGCATATTTAACCAAGTAGTTAGTTAATGATGCTTAAGTATAGCTTATTTGACTTCTTTATCCAAGTCTTTAAGTTTGTTAGCAATTAGCTTTCTACGAGCAATGCGGTCAGCTTGTTGCTTCTCTAATGTAGATGTATGCTCTTTGCGTAGCAAGGCATCTTCTTTCTTGTACTTGCGGCTCATATGTTCCATTATTTTTCTTTCACATACTTGTTGTAAGCAGTCTCAAGGGTTTCTTTTCGGGCGGTCTTGGCTGATTCTTTAAAATCTTTAGCTGTTGGAGCACCTTCAGCACCAGCTTTTTTCATTTTCTCGCCCGATCCTGCGGCTATTCTAGCCCTTTTACGGTGGATATTTGCGTATAGTCCGTCTTTCATAGTCTTATGCCTTAAATTTAAGTAGGTAGATAGTTGTGTCGATCTCTTGGGCAATATTGTCAATAAGCTGGCAGATTTCAGGGTCTTGTGGCAGGTCTGCCCGTGCCTCTTTTACAAACCGTTGTAAAGATTGTAGGTATGCCAGCGGCTCTTTTGGCTGGTGATAGGTAGCAGGGAAGTCAGTAATTTGACCGTAAACACCAAAATAAGTTTCAGCCAATGTATCGGTTAGCCCAATAATATTCTCGTAGAAGTGACCTAAAGCCTTGTGTTTGGCGTAGGACTTGGTAGCCCAATGGAAAAAATGCGTATTTGTGCCTGAATGTAGCAATGTTGCTAAAAATAAAGCCATTGATTTTTCCATGAAACGCTCCTTTTGCGTTATTTTATAACACTTTTCTAGTAATACCTAGTGCTCTTATAGCGGCATCAACGCTATCAACACGGCTAATTGCACCGCCTTTCCACTTACTTAAAAAGTCTAGTTGGTCAGGTGTGAACTTTGCTTTGCTGTCCTTTTTGATTTCCATTAATACTGTTTCTCCAGCATAACCTACAAGCAAATCAGGGCAGCCGTGTTTCATTGCGGCTAACGAAACTACCGTAGCACCAACTTGTCTTAATGCCGCCACTATTTCTTTGTGGTTACTATCAATTCGGGCGTATGTCATTGATTTTCAATTAAAATAGATTAGTATTGGCTAACTTTATCATT